TTGCTGATATGTGAAGCAAATGGTCTGGGGAAGTTGTACCAATTCCAACTTGCTCTGAAGAATTTATAGTTATAGCAACAGAAGTTGCATTGTCATCTATTCCAGCAGAAGTAAAACCAGATACTGTAGCACCAGCAGGTACAGTAATAGTATCTCCAGATGCACCAATTGTAATTACATTACCTGATTCGTTAATAATATTATTACCTGATTGGTCTTGGATTGTATCTACTTTTAATATACTGCTCATTATGCGTTCTCCAATGTTGTTATTCTAGCTTCTAATTCTTGAATTGTTTTAACCAGTAAAGGTACTAATTTAGATTGGTCGATACCTTGATATTCTGGAATAGTATTTCCATTTTCATCAAGTTTATTATCTCCTACAGAAACACCTTCTGGTAATTCATCTCCTTCTTGCCAAACTTGTACAGCATCTTTAGTTCCACTTATTGCCTCTGGTATTACACTTGATACTTCATGTGCTAAAAAACCATCAACTGTTGTATCTGCATCTGCAATAAAATTAAATCTTGCAGGTTTTAATTGTTTTAATCTTGTTGTTGCATCAAAGTCATAAGATACATTTTCTTTTAGTCTGTAGTCTGAAGAAGTTGAATAAACTGTTGATGTGCCAGAAGTATTAATATATCCAACTTGATTATTTGTATTATGAAATTCTATAGCATGATGAGCATTAGCAGTATTACTTTTTATTGCCATACCAGAATTAGTGTAAGTATTTGCAATATTTAAATAAGGCGAAGTTCCAATGTGTGATGTAGTATTAATTAAAATTCTACCAGAACTGTCGATACGCATTCTCTCAGTACCACTATTAGTATGAAAAGTTAAAACACCAGAACTACCTCCTGCTGCCATACTTAAATCTGTTGTACCAGAATTTTTTCCAAATATTCTTGGATTATCTGCTTCTGCACCTAAATTATTAAAATGTATTGCACCACCATTAGTTCCATTACTTATAACTACTGCTTTCCTACTTCCACTAGGCGTAAGAATAGAACTTACACCAATACCAACATTACCAGAACTGTCGATACGCATACGTTCTGAACCACCAGTATTAAACATAGTAGTTGCATCATTTCTAGCAATTTTTATTCCTGTATTTTCTCCAGAATTATATCCACCTAATTGAAGCTCATTTGTATTTCCATCATATTTTATGAAACCACCTTGTGTACTATTTTCCATCAAACGAATAGCTTGAGTATCAGCATTATTTTCAGTTCCTAAAATGTGTAATTTTACAGATGGCGATGCAGTACCGATACCTAATCCAGTAGAAGTTAATCTCATTTTTTCTGAACCTGCTACTGAAATTTGTAAAGCATCTGTATCATGTCTATAATTTATTTGACCTCTGTAACTTGCTGTTCCTGTTCCATCTGCAAAATGAATTGCTCCTGTATGAGATGTTCCAGTATAAATAGTTAATCCTTGATGTGTTGAACCATTACCAACTAATAGAGGTAATCCACCTGCATCAAAGCCAGAAGCACTTGTAGTTCCAATACTTAATCCAGTAGAAGTTAATCTCATACCTTCTGTAGCATTAACTTTAAACATTATTGGTTGATTAATTCTTGTAAGAATATTTAATCCATTACTAGCACCAACAATACTACTGTTTAATGTTGAGCCATGTTCAAAATCTAAAAAACCTCCCCAAGTATTTCCTGCTATAGTTAAAGCACCATAACCAGTAATAGCATTTGGCGTAGCTGTACCAATCCCAACATTCTGACCACTATCAATAGTAATAGCTGTGCTTGTAGCATTGTCATCTATACCTGTAGATGTAAATCCTGTTATAGTACCAAGTGAAGTTATAGTAGGTTGAGCTGCTTCAATATTTAAAGTAGCTACACCAGAAGTTGCACCACCAGATAAACCTGTACCTGCAACAACTGAGCTAATATCTCCAGCTAAAGGTGAGCCATTACTTTGTAGAGTACCTACAATATTAATTGTGTCACCACTATCACCTATAGTAACAGTAGTTCCACTTCGAGGGCTAACTTTATTTACTTTAACTTCACTCATATTTTATACCTATAATTATTTCTTAGCTTCTTTAACTTCTTCCTTAGTATCTTCTTTTACTTCTTCTTCAGGTAGATGATTTTTTAAAATATCTATATAGTGTTTTATTAAAACTTCATTGTGATTCAATTTAACTTTTAATTGAGTTGAGTCTTGATTAATTACTTGTAGATTTTGAAAAGCTACTTTACCTTCATCAGATAATTTAGTTTCATCATATTGTTTTTCGTCTATTGTAAACATTTATTTCCTTTATATTATTATTATTATATATTGTCTTCTTGACTAGCTTTAAAAGTTGCATAAGCATCTTTAACATCTTGTGTCCAGACTGCGTTACATACACCTTGAACTTCTGTAGTTTCATTAGATATGTCTGCATCTGGCATTAAAGAATGTCTATGATACTTTCTTGATAATTCTTCAGCATCTTCCATAATTACAGTATCTGTTCTTACTTGAACTGATTTGTATTTTCCAACTACCTCAATCTTTCCGATTTGGGTGTGTTTAGTTATTGCCATGTGTTGTCTCCTTGTGTGTTGTTGTTAAAATTAAGCATCTGTTTCGTAACTTATTTGAAAATACATCCATGAATTATAGCCACTCATTTTTATCATTGAGCAAAGCATACTTATTTCGCCTGTTGTACCACCACTAAAATATTGAACTTGTGCTAAATTCGTATTACTTAGTAATTGCAATTTTGTTGGTCTGTGAGTTGGTAAGGTAACACTACTTGCACTTCCTCTAGTAGAAACACTTCCAGAAGTACTAAAATTAGAATGTGAAGTTGATGTAAAAGGTAAACCACCTATACTTAAAGCATTACCATCAGTTAATCCATTATTATCAGAATTGTTTTGATATATTCTTCCACATACAGAAACAAATTGACCAATTTTAGTATAGTTTCCTACCATACCTACTGTGGCATTACTATTGTTTGAGCCATCAGAATAAGTAGGTGTCCAAGTTCCTTCTTCGTAATCGTCTAATTTGTTTCCACCAAGATAAACACCACCACCTAAATGTAAGTCTTTCCATTTGTAAGAAGAATGACCTAAATCAACAACATTATTTTGAACTGTACCTGAACTGTTGCAAGGATAAATAATTCCACTACCAGCATCAAAACTAAGACCATAACCACTATTATCTGCAATAAAGAAATTACCATTTGAACCAATAACACCTTGAGCAGTATTATCTTTTCTAAATTCTAACAATGTTCCAAAAGATGTTTTTCTGTTAATATATAAAGGAACATCTCCATCTCTAGTGTGAGAGGCATAAGAACTAGCATTAAGTTCATGTCCAACATTAGCAAGTATGCTAGATGTTTTTCCCACCAATAAATTTCCAGAGCTATCAATCCTAGCTCTCTCTACATTATCATAACCATTAAATTGCATTGAATTATCAGAGCTATCAAATTCTATTCCACCTTTTGCTGCATCAGAAGCATCACCCATTTGTATAATAGCTCTTGAGCCATTAGCACTAACTAATCTTTGAATAACATGAGTAGATGAATTTCTAACATCTAAATCACA